CAAATGTGCAACAGATGTGGCAAATGTAACCGATATGTGGGAGTTTCGGGAGCTGTACGGAGATTAGAGGACCTGAAAATTGAGAAAGAATATTATTTGAAATGGATAAGGAGGACAACAGAATGAGCATAATGGAAACAGAAGATGGCGAAATATACTGAACTGGGAGGAAACTAAATGTTTGATTTTATAAAGAACTTACCTGTAATCAGGGATTACATTAGAGCAAGGGAAGCAAAGCAGAAGTTGAATCGTTTTTTAGATTCCGATTCCCCCTAAATGAGGACAATTCTATATTGTCCGACATATTTTTTGTTTTCGCTTATACCTCATCCTGAATTGCGATTATTCTATGACATATTTGACCGGAGGTGCTGCAAAATAGGACATAGTTCGATATACAATATATACCTCTATTTCAAGTGGAGATAAATATCTCTTAGAGTCTCTCTCTAAGATGGTATATTATATTATATTATATTATATCTTTATAGAGAGAGATATAGAGAGAGATTTTAGAGATATACGCTATATATATGATAATATACACAAAGCATATATATGAGTAATATATTATACTATAATACTAAGAAATAGTTATGGGAGTTGTAAGAAATGAAAAGAACCACCACAGTTGCAGGCAATCCTGACAAGATGGCAAAGATACAATCGTCAGGATATACCTTCTCGGAAGCATTCAACACTGGGCTGGATGTCCTGTTGGGTGCAGCCAGCAATGACTTGGAGACTCTTAAGCGTGAATTCGAAGAATTGAAACGCGAGAGGGATTCCATAGATGCCCGGTTGGATGTAATCGGGGAAAAGATCGTCAGGCTTGATGCCGAGCAAGAAGAACGTGACGCAATCCAATCACAGCAGCAGGAAAGAGTAAATATAGCTGTTGAGGACATATCTAATTTTATTCGCAAATCCAGATTTGAACCTCGTATTAACAAAATGAGGGTAACCCATCTCTCGGAAAAATACGGGGTATCAAGAGATACTATTACTGATTTCGTTGAACGCCAGGCAAGCGAAGAAGAAATCAGAGCATTAATTGAATCGACATTAGAGGCTAAGGCGTGAAAGGCACACATGGAGTTATGGCACAATGCATCGAGAAGAAGATATAGCCGAAGGCATAAAGAAATTCTTATACGGACACTACGAAAGGAAACAAGGATCCCGAAAGGGCACACACATAAAAGGTATCTGGCACGACAAGACAGCGCATTTTTTGCAGAACTATCCTGAATCTACCAGTCTGATAATTGATTATGTCACGCTGGAGAACCATCTGGAAGCCAACATCGGACATGGTGTAGGCATCTGGATAGCAGATAACCCTAAAGAGTTTTTGAAGATTGCAGAGACGGCAGTCCGGGAATTAGCAAGCAATGAATTCCTGGCTTTTGCTCCGGAAAAGGACATGCGCAATCCCGAAAACGTCATCCATATCCGGCTGCGAGGATATCCTGAAAGAAATCGAATAAGGGACATCACACAAGACCAAATCTGCAAAATGGTATCCATCGAGGGTATAGTTCGCCGGGCTACATCTGTCAAACCAAAACTGATGGAGGCAGTGTTCCAATGTATGCGCTGCGAGCACCTCAATTATGTACCGCAACCAGACCAAAAAATGGTCGAGCCGGGAGAATGTGAGGATGAGTCATGTGGGAAACGAGGCCCATTCAAGATGCTCTACGACAAATCAACATATACAGATTTTCAATTGTTGGAGATACAGGAATCTCCGGACAGCCTGACAGGGCAACAGCCACGCAACATAGTCATCCGGGTATATGACGACCTATGTGATGCTAATGTGCCTACAGGTGAGCAGATTGTGGTTACAGGCATTCTGGAGATTGAGAATGAACGCAGCAACCGTGACGGCAAATCCACGACATACAACTACGTAATTGATGCAATTAATATCGAGGTGGATGACAATTCCTACGAATCACTCGAAATATCTGACGAGGAATACGAGGAAATAATGCGATTATCTGCCCGGGAAGATTTGAAAGAGCAAATCGTGGGTAGTATAGCACCATCTGTGTATGGATATGATAACATCAAAATGGCAATGGCTCTGCAACTATTCTCCGGAGTCAGCCAGTCAAATACTGATGGCACAAAGTTGAGAGGTGATATCCACATCCTGACAGTAGGCGATCCTGGCGTAGCCAAATCACAGATGGTTCGCAACCTCGCGGAGATATCCCCCAGGGGAGTGTATGCGTCAGGTAAATCTACCTCTGGCGTAGGATTGACCGCAGCTGCCGTGAAAGACGGGCTGGATTCGGACAGATGGACTGTAGAGGGTGGTGCAATGGTACTGGCTGACGGTGGAGTGTGTGCCGTGGATGAACTCGACAAGATGAATGATGAAGACAGGAGTGCTCTCCACGAGGCCATGGAACAGCAAACACTCCACATCCACAAGGCCGGAATTAATACAAGTCTGCGCACACGATGCGCTTTGCTCGGTGCAGCTAATCCTAAATTCGGGAGGTTTGATCCGAACGAGGCAATATCCGACCAAATAAACATGCAGCCTGCGCTCATCTCACGATTTGACCTGATATTTATTATGCAGGATACTCCGGATGCAGAGAAAGACGAGGCCGTATGCGACCACATCTTGCGGATGCATACAAGTGAGTTCGAAGATATGTCCACTCCTGCAATAGATATCCCCCTCCTTCGCAAGTATGTGGCGTATGCAAAAAGTAATGTGCATCCAGATATGACCGAAGATTCCCTGAAATTAATCAAAAATTATTATCTTGGAATTAGGAATCAGGGCAAAGACACCATATCCTTGAATGCGAGGTATCTCGAAGGCCTCGTGAGGATGGCACAGGCAAGCGCAAGAATGCGTCTGAGTCATTACGTAGAGCAGCACGATGCACAGGTCGCAATAGACCTGCTTGACGGCTGTATGCGCAATCTGGGCGTCATTCAGGATAATGGAGGGTATGGTATAGACTACATCGAAGCTGGAATATCCTCGCAGGACAGAAACTATATACATACAATCCACGAATATATAGTTGACATGGGTACTGCCGTGAATGCTCTTGATATTGCCCAGGGCACAGGCATAGCCCAGGATATAGTCGAGAGAGTGCTGCACAAGATGGCACGAACAGGAGACATTATGAGGCAAAATGGCGGCTGCTTTGTAGCAGTCAATTAATTTTTATTTTTTTGGAGGCAAAACACACATGGAAGTTGAATATCTGACACTCGGAGATTTAGAACCATTCTCCCGAAATCCGAAAAAACATCCGGAATCGCAACTTGAGCGAATAAAAGCATCTATGCAGGAGTTCGGATGGACTAATCCTATCCTGACAAGCGAAGATAACATGATAGTGGCAGGACATGGGAGATATGAAGCAGCGAAACAACTCGGATTTGAGAAAGTTCCTGTAATTAATATCGGGCTGCCGTATGAAAAGGCCGTGGCTTACGTAATTGCAGACAATAGGCTTGCGGAAATAGCCGAGCAGGATGACGAGCAGTTGGCATCACTTTTGCAAGAGATAGATTCAGGGCTATATACTGCGATTGGATTCAGCGAAGATGAAATAGACGAACTGCTATCCGGAATTGAAGCAGGAATGCAGGAGGACATTGTTGAAGATGAACCTCCGGAGGCAGATGAGGAAAATGAACCAATCACACATATAGGGGATATCTGGCAACTGGGTAATCATAGGCTTATGTGTGGAGATTCCACAGACACGGCAGACGTGAGCAATTTGATGGATGGAGCACTATGCAATCTGGTTATAACCGATCCACCTTATAATGTATCCTATGTGGGGAAAACAGCGGATGGGTTGACTATTGAGAATGACGAAATGAGTAACGAGGATTTCTATAAATTTTTATTAAAAGTATATTCTAATCTATATGAATTTTCGAATGATGGTGCTGGTATATACGTATTCCATGCAGACACAGAAGGCATCAATTTCCGAAAAGCCATGATCGATTCGGGGTACAAATTAGCCCAGTGCTGTATCTGGGTAAAAAATTCAATGGTAATGGGTAGGCAGGATTACCACTGGCAGCATGAACCGGTATTGGTCGGGTGGAAGCCCACCGCAGGCCACAATTGGTATTCTGACAGGAAGCAGACCACGGTGTGGGAGTTCAATCGCCCTACTTCCAGTCAGGATCATCCTACGATGAAACCTATCGAACTTGTGGCGTATCCATTGCAGAATAGTTCTCGGAAAGGAGACTTTGTACTCGACCTATTCGGAGGTTCGGGAAGTACTATGATGGCATGCGAACAAACAGGCCGAACTAACTATTCGATGGAACTTAATCCCAAATACTGTGACGTAATAATTCAGAGATATGTAAATTTCACAGGCGATAATGAAATAATACGCAACGGTGATAAATATACATGGGAAGGTGAATAATATGCCAAAAAGAGAAGGTCCAGGACAGCCAACAAAGTTGAGCCCAGATGTAGTTAGGATGCTATGCGACAATATCACTCTGGGGATGCCGTATAGACAATCTTGTGCAGCCGCAGGAATAGGTTATTCTACGTATCGCAACTGGATGATACGAGGCGAAGATGAAATCGAGCGGGTTTCTGCAAATCCTAAAGCAACTGTTAGAAAAAATGAACAGAAATACGTGGATTTTGTGGAGGCTATAAAAGAAGCAGAAGCAAAAGGGATGCGCAACAACCTTGCAATGATTACCAAGGCCAGCAAGGAAGGTGCATGGCAGGCATCCGCATGGATACTGGAGCGTAGATATCCTGCAGAATTCGGCAGAAAGGATGCAATCGACATGAACAATAAACACTCCGGAGGAATAACCGTGCAGGTCGAGGAGGTGGATGGAGACCGTGAAGAGGATTAAACATTTCTCTACTTTTTTTAAAAACCATCTCAAAAAACGTATCCTTGTTATATATGGGGGGGCTGGATCGGGTAAATCTGTGGCTACTGCACAGGAGATATGCCTTAAATTCATTCAGGGGAAGGGGGTAAAGATACTTGTCACAAGGAAAACCCTGCCGTCTCTGCGTATCACGGCCTATCAGATGATTATGGATACGCTTAATGAGATGAATATTCCATATAGGCATAACAAAAGTGAAATGAAAGTTACCTTTAACGGAAATGAAATACTGTTTAAATCCCTGGATGATTCCGAGAAAATAAAATCTCTTTCTCTTAACTATGTCTGGGTAGAGGAAGCAACCGACATAAGCAAAGAAGATTTCATGCAGATCAATCTGCGATTGCGTGCATCCAATCCAACCGAGGAAAATAAGATATATCTCACATTTAATCCGGTTGATGCATATCACTGGATCATAACCGATCTCGTAAACCAGCCGGCCAACGAGATGGCTATATGTCACTCCACTTTCAAAAATAACAAGTTCTTGCCGGACTCTTACGTCAATGAAATTAAGCATTTGATGGATGTAGATGAGAACTTCTATCGCATCTATGCATTGGGAGAACCGGGAGTCCTGCAGAACAAGATATACAACCACTTCAAATTTGAGGATCCAAAGAACTGGAGACATTCCATATTTGAGAATGGCAGTCATGCAATTGGGATTGATTTTGGTTATAATGCGCCTATGGCTGTGGTTGAGGTATGGTGTCATGAGGATAGATTCTATTTGCGTGAACGGTTATACGAAAGTGGAATGACAAACGGTGATCTGATTCGCTGGATGCAAAAAGAGAGTATGGGTAGACAGACAACTATATTTTGTGATTCTGCCGAACCTGACCGTATTGAAGAGATATGTAATGCTGGATTCAATGCTCACCCTGCCAAAAAGGATGTTAAAGCCGGAATTGATTATGTCAAGGCGCACGAGGTTCATGTCGATGCCACATGCAGTCCCAGCATCCAGAAAGAAGTCCAGAACTACAAGTACAAAGAGGACAAGAACGGCAACGTGCTGGATGAACCCGTCAAAGCCTTTGACCATATCCTCGATGCATGCAGGTATGGTATATTCTCAATGCAGACAGAAGCACCCAAAAGGGTATCTCCAAAAGTCCAGGCAGCCAGAGCACGATATGGTGGCTTCGGCAACGCAAGCAAACCAATATTCTAACTTTTTTATTCGTTGTCTATGTGCAAAACTATATATAATATGCACGACATAGTGTGTATTGCAGGCAAAGGATGCTTGCAGGAGTTATAAATCATGGATTCAAGAATGTTCGAGAAAGATTACGGAAATGTAGCAGATATAGAAATAGTCCCTGCAAGAACAGAAGGCGGAATTGTTGAAAGAAACAGATTTTCTATAATGTTTATGAAGGACAGGAAAACAGGACTTTATTATATACTTGATGAGGAAGGGAATGCAAAAGTCAGTCTAACAAGAGACTTGAATATTTGGAATAATGGGTTGCACGGCAGCAGTAAGGATTACATAAAGCAGCTCTCAGAATGGGAAAAAAGGACAGGCAACGTAGTATAATAAAGGAGACTAAGGCAAATGCACGTAGAAAACAACTGTGTGTTCCTCAAGAGCACACCTTATCATTTCGGCAAGGAAAGAGACAGTAAGAACTATACTGTCAGATTGATGGATTTGGAAGATTACGACAAACTCACGCAGGAGAATCCCGACTACATCCACCTGACATGCAGCAATTCCAGGGACAATATAACAAGGAAAGTAATCGACATTACATGTCTGGGCGAATTGCTCGGCAAGATGCTGGTGGGCATTGGATGGAGTGAGCAAGCATGATGCTATCAAACTTACCTCCCGGATGTAGCCAGTCGGATATACCCGGCGATAGACCTATCGACCACGCTGTCGACCAACTGTGCTCCATTTGTAGGGCTACTCACTGCCCAGCAGACGAGAGCGGAGATTATGCAGACTGTCCGGTTGATGTAGTTACACTTGCACAGGATATGATTGACGGAGATGTTGATTATTTGGATGTTAAGGAGGTATCTGTATGAGAGAGATTAAGTTTAGAGCATGGGATGAAGGTCTGATGGAATATTCGAGCACTGATGTATTTGGTCTTGATGCAGGTGATATACTTCAAAGATTTGATAATGATAATGTAATGCAGTTCACTGGACTGTATGACAAGAACGGCAAGGAGATTTACGAGAATGATGTTGTGAAAATAGCATTGAACCGCCATGACAAACCAATGTGTATCAGACATGTTGTATGGGAATGTGGAAGATGGGCAGTAGAAGTAGGCAACGGTGATTTTGTCACATTAGATTCCTGCCCAGGTGGATATTTTTCGAGAAACGAAGTGCAAGTAATCGGCAACATCTACGAGAATCCAGAGTTGATAGAGGGCAACGATGCCACGGCCTGAAAAGTGGATCCCTCTCCACGACATTAAGGGATTGGCAACCCTGCTGGATGAGGGATATACACAGGCAGAAATGGCGGAGTATTACTCTGCTGTTTTGCCTTATCATATAGACAAGAGTACAATTTCGAGAAGGCTAAAGGAGACACACAGATGATACAGGAATTCGTGAGCGACATAGATGATTTTATCACAGATGCACAGAAGTTAAAGCAGTTCGTAAGTGGCCCAATAATCAACATACCCCTAAACGAAAGGCAAGAAGCAAGATTACAGGGCACTATTCATACCTTACAGGGATTAAAGGACCACTACATTGAATCAACCAGGGATGTTGTTTCTATTCTTCCAGATGGTAAGGGTGGGCTCAATATTAACTTTCCCAACGGTGATACTACAGAGGGGGTTGATGCTGATGAGATGCAAGCAGCAGTTGAGAGATACTACAGGGATAAGGGGATGATTGAATGAGAGAAATTAAGTTCAGAGCGATGACGAAACCACCGAAAGATTTCGGGAGTTATAAATTTAGCAGTAAAATGTTGTACGGTACAGGAGTACTACAAGATCCCCATAACACATGGCTTATTGATAATGACAATACAAAGTCATTGGCTGTTGGTACTGTAAAACATATAGTCAAGCTTGAAACAATCGGGCAGTACACCGGACTGAACGATAGTAACGGTAAGGAAATTTATGAGGGTGACATTGTTGAAAAAATATATGGAGATAGAGAAGGGTGCATAAAAGTCAATGGTAGTATCAAACCCTTCTTATATTTTGTAGAAGAGAAGTATGGATGTTCGGGTATAACCCCCATGTTCCCTGAACTGATACATCCGGATGATAGACGCTGGATTCCGATATATGACCAAGAGGATGAAGAATTAAAAACTGAATATTTGACTGTTGTCGGCAATATTTACGAAAATCCAGAATTGTTGGAGGATAACAAATGACTACCCTCATAACCAGACGCAATATACCTGCAGCCTACGATGCACTTGTCCGCTCTGTCTGGTGGCAGGGTAAGAAGCGCACAGACCAGCGTGACAATACAATCAGCGAACTACGCAACGTAGTGGTCGAGGTAGTGCAGCCGGACATTACATATCCTGGATTCGGGCCTACCACAAAGCGATTTGGAGACGAGTTCGCTAAAGGTCTGCTGGACGAGGATACCGCATGGGATATGTGGGAGAAGTTTGAGTATTCCTATGGCCAGAGAATACGCACTCAGTATGCGCTACCTATTGCAATTGAAGAACTAAAAGTTAATCCAGATACAAGACGAGCAGTTCTGAATATCTACAAGTCTATTGACATGATGAAAGCCAGCGAGGGCAAGGAAGTGCCATGTGCTACCCAAATATACCTGGGAATAGTCGATGATAGTCTGGATATGACTCTGATGATGCGAAGCAATGATGTTGTGGGAGCATTCCCGGCAGATGCTTACGGCTTCCGTAGATTGCAAGAGTATATAGCCGAGCAGGTAGGCGTGGAGATGGGCGCATACAGGCATTACATAGAGAATGCGCATATCATTCATGAGAACGATGCGCAATGGGTGGAACAGCACGTCAGGACTTCGCAGAGGTGGTACTGATGACCGATGGCAACTATTTCAAATGCCCAGAATGCCAGCAGGAGTTTTCATAGGTGCATTTCTGGAAGCAAACACCGGATATATGCACGTGTATCCCCTGCGCCAAGGCTATCTGGCAGATAACCAATATATAAATAGCAACAGACACACAATATTATATAGGTGTATATATGGCAAGCAAATCGGCAAAGCAGGGAGTGGTCTACGTCTCTCACTCCGGCACTTACACAACTCCAGAGTTGAGTGCGGAGAAGATAGCAGACTATTCCTACAGTAATAACTTTTATAACAAAGTTAAAAATGAGCAGCGCAACCTCTTATTCTCCGATCCTCCCACAATTACGGTCTATGATGAGAATGGAGAGGCTGCAGAAGATGAAACCACCCGGCTACGTGAGATGTGCCTGTCAAAGTCCGTTAATTTGTGGGCTAAGATTCAGATGGGATGGGGTAGTGTATTCGATTTTGGTGCAGGACTATTTAATCCTATATGGGGATATCAGGAAAACGAGTATATCCTGAAAGAACTCCGGCATCTACCTGCTGAATCTTTTGGTGCAATTCCCACAGCAGATTTGGTAGTTGCTGGTGATATACTCGAGGGCATTGGTGTAGATAGGAATGGTAAGGTTAGATATTTCCAGGAAGATTACAATGGGCAGGTGAAAGAACTTACAAACATCTGGATGTTGAAGGATCCTTTGTCATCTTATGTTGCAGGGCGGCCTATATCCCTGCCTATTCTGCCTATCATCGGAGCAATCAAATTCTCTCTCAATTCCCAGATGCAGAAAGTCAACCGGATAGGTGCGCCAGTCCCGTGGGTGCGCATCAATGATCCACAACCTGCTGCACAGGGAAATGGCTATGTGTCTGATGAAGAATATGCGCAGATGTTCCTGCAGAATGCCAGCAAGGATGTCACCATGCCTCTCCGGGACAATATGGAGATAGTCGATCCGTATCAGAATGAGAGCGGTTCTGCCCTGGAGACACTTGACTTCCTGACAAAGTTAGTTGCAGACTATTGGAGTCCTGCCAGCCTGATATCAAAGGATGGCACTATGATCGGGGGAAGTTCTGCCAGTGAGATGGGGCTACTATTGCGATATGTCAGTTCAGTTCATGAGTGGCTTGAGAATGCGTTTGAGGAACTATTGCAGCCGTATCTTGATGGAAATGGCTATGAGGGATATAGCATTGATATAGACATCCCTCAACCAGAGGTGGACAGGTCTGAATTGAATATCAAGAGGGCTATGGCTGGCAAACAGATGCCTCATGCAATCAAAGCGAACGAGTACAGAGAATGGCTCGGACTTCCTGCAGACGAGGAATTGGAAGGCCAGTATCTTGCCGACCTGCAGCCCGAACCGCAGCAACTCCCTAACATGTCTCAACTCATGAATACCGAGGAGAAACCTACACTCCGGCAATCCGAGAAGATGAGCGAGAAAGAGCAGAAGGATATATGGCGAGATGTAGCCGAGGACATCCTTGAGGCCGTGGAGGGAGAGGAAATATGATAACTAAGGAATATTTTATAGCCATGATGTGCCATGCGGGATGGGTGGGCTATCAAATAGGTACAAAGCAAGAATATAACGAAATTCCCTCTAAAGAACAGATGCAATCCCTTATCGATGGAGTACATTTCTTCATGAATTTCCCTCAGGCAACACCTGAGGAAAATCATCAAAACTGGATGCGGAAAAAAATTGCAGACGGATGGAAATATGGAACTACAAAAGACCTTGTGAAAAAAACACACCCTGATATGATTCCTTTTGAATGCTTGCCCGAGGAGGAAGCACGAAAAGATATTATGGATAATGTTGTCCGCAAAATTGCTCTATCTTTGTGGGATACATATAATGTACAAGACGAGGGGGAAATACAATGATGGAGGTAATAGCCGTTTTGATGGGAGTATTTTTTGGAGTGATTATATCCTCTGCATCTTATGTAATGGGGCGCATCAATGCCCGGAAAGAGATGAGGGAGGTGTACAATGAAGCCGCAGACTTCGCAACAAATCAGCAATGCGATGGATAAACTTGAAACGGGGCTGGCTTCTGCATTGACCTATACAGCCACAAAGGCCTACATTGCCGGAGACTTATTCGCACAAAAGCAAGTAGGTGTCAAGTTGAGTTTTAATCTTGTTAAGCAGGCTGCAGAAGACTACGCAGCAGAGTACAAACGGCTCCTTGTAGAGCAGGGCGGAGGTTATGTCGTGGAAAACGGAAACCTTATTTTTAAGCCATGGTTTCAGGAAGCAAACCAGAAAGCCAGGGAAGAAGTGGCTGACATGATTAATACTGGAATCCGTGAAGGAAAGAGCATTGATGATATCAAGAAGCCCTTACGCAAATATTTCAGGCAGCGTAAGCGTCATGCAGAGATGGTTGCCCGGACAGAAACGGCAAAGATTCAGGATATCGCAAACACTCGCAGATTGGAAGAGCAAGGAGTAGACAAAGTGCAATGGATAACTGCAGAAGATGAGAGAGTCCGGTCAAGTCATGCGGATAGGCACGGACAGGTGTACAATATCCGGGATGCGCCAAGCCTGGGAGAGCCTAACTGCAGGTGTGTTAAGGTCGCAGTGGTTGATAATAATAATAATGAATAACAGGAGATTAGAACATGAATAGTAAAACAATACTGATAGTTGTCGTGGTTGCCTTTCTGGCACTTTCTATGATTGGGTTGATATTCGGTGAAGATGCACCGGACGGCCCGACAGAAAAAGAACAGATCGAGCAGTACACAAGAGAATATCTTGCAACAAATAACATTTCATATACTGGTGTGGAATATCACGAAAACAGCATGTCCATAGTTGTGTTTGTGGATCCATACGAAATAACAACACATCAGGCAGAAGAGTTGGTTTATAATGCTACGAACTACCTGCAAAAGGAAACTGGAGGTAATGATGTAGTATATACCCGGATATATGAAACCCAGACACAAAGAGAACTTGTTGTCGGACAATACGATCCGGTATTTGAGGAAATAAGTATCGAATACAAAGAACTTGAGTGAATTATTTTTTTGTAATTATGTGCGTGCAAACATATATATAATATGCGTGCGTATAGTAGAGTAGAAGCAGGGCGTGAGATATACGCCCTGTGACAGGAGATGTTTGAAATGGAGTACAACACAGAAAAGAAAGATTTTGAGATTGAGTACAACCGTATGGCAAAGACAAACGGAGAGAGCGTTCCAATGTTTTCTCTGAGAGTCTCAAGACCATTCGAAATTGAGACAACGTTTTTCAGCAACATGTTGTCCTACGATATGAGGAATGGAGAGAAGATAGAAGGAATTCAATTCTCAAAATTCAGCGATCTTGCCAAAAAACTGAATTCTAAGAAATCTGTATTGTTTTCACTTCCACAAGACGCATTGGAGTATGTCAGGAGCACAGCGGAAGAGAAAATCAACGAACTGAAGGACGACGCACAGAAACAAACCGTCAAAAAATGGTACTGGGCAATCGGGGGAGACACACATCAACTATATGTATCCGCAGATGTAGACACGGAATTCAGGCCAGACCTGAAGGAAATCGAGGAGACAATTCAGAAAAATAAAAGAAATCTGATTGATGCTCTCACAGAAAAGAGCGCACATTCTGAAAGGGACACTGGATTGTATACACCTGCCGGATGGTTCGAGATATCAAACGATGAAATGATGGAGATATACAACTCAATAGTAGAACAGAAAGAGGAAAAGAAGGAGAAAGACAACAAAGAAAGACAGGCAATGATGGAGAAGGCTACACAGACAGGAGAAAAGCAGATATTGTCAAAGACACACGAAGAATGCAACGATCCAGAAGAATCATGCGATATTGATGAAATTATAGAATATGCAATGCCCGACGGCACCACAAAAACAGTACGATACCACACATGGTGATCCAATGACAGAACCTACTCATTTTGAACCTCACCTAATCAAACAGGTGAGGAAATCAGGAGACATCTACGTAGGCCGTGAGCATATTGGCAAAACGGCTTACATCTATTTTGTAAGAGACGAAAAAAAAGACTGAGTGGGTTATTTCCCACCCAACAATCCTTTTATTTTATCGCTTATTTTTTTTGGTTCCGGCTTCTCGTAATGTGGAGGCTGTAACTTCTGGCCTACGAATGAGAACGCATCCTGCAGCCGGTTGTAGTTGTTTTTGCAGAGCAGTTGCTTGTTGGGTTCGGTGCGGGAATTACAGGAGAATAGATTATTCAAGGATAGTTGATGTCCGCAGTAGGAAAGATTAAGCAACACGGTAAAAAAGTTATATGCCAGATATGGAACTTTTGGTGACAGCTAGTTCCAGTTCGCCTTAGATAGTCCCGTGTCTTTCGTGAAAGGAGTCACCGTGTTGCTTACGCCTAGTTCTAATTTAAAGTTCTAACTTATAAAAGTGTTTTGATGTAATCCAGCGATACATGAAGTTCACACTGTAACATGTTAGCCGCAAGTATAGCACCTGTATATACAGGTCGTGAGGGAAAAAGGGTGAATGTTGCTATCATGAGTGGGAGTAATGGGAGTGATAAGAGAATTGGTGCAAGAATAGGATTGTGTAGCACACCTCGGTGGGAGAATGCCCGGTAGGCAAAACCGAACATCCCCCAGCGAGTGCGAGGCTTGGAGTATGGCGTGTCCAGATCAGGAGACAAGTAGAAAGTGCCGAGGATGCCCGTCATAAGGAATATCGCTCTGGTGGTGGTACAATCGGTGGGGAACGCGTCTGACAAAGACAGGTACGTGATTGCGGCGATATTGACAACTTCGTGTACTTTCCCGGACGGCATTCTCTGACCTTTCTACTTTAACCCTCATTTCAACTGGAACCAGAAAAAACCTCTAAAGGGTTCTCTCTTTTTCCATATTATATTATAATATATTATTACTATATAAGGGTTTTCTTTCTTATTTATACTCTCTCTTTCTCTTATATTAACTCTTAGTAAAGTATATATATTAGTTATATAATATAATATAATATAATATAGGTATAGAGAGAGAGTTATAGAGAGATTTTTATCTCCAGTAGAAATGCAGGTTATCCTAACATTTGTTTGTGGATATACTTGCAATTCGTGGACTATTTAAAGGAATATATAAATAGGGGTAGTTTCTTAAATGGATATGATGGCAGACGAGGATAGCACAGGGTATATCGAAAGGACTAACTCGGCGGTAGTCCTCAATTCTTATGAGAATGGAATACATGACGTAATCCTGCAAGGGTTAGACCAGGCATTGCAGTACGGAGATGCCGAGGTCTACTATCCTGCAGATAGTTTCAAGGATAGCATAGAGAGGTGGCAGGGAATTCCTCTGGTATATGTTCCCGATGGCAGACATATACCGGTGGATGAATTCAACGCGGATCCTGAAACTGCACTCCAGCAATATGACGCAGTTCCAATCGGTAATATCCAGGAACCGGAAATCATGGAGGAAGGTCAGCGGAGATTGCAGGCCAAAGCCGCGATCACCAATGCCGAATATGACGAAAGGATAAAGGCCGGAGAAATCCAGATTTCTACATCTTTTCTTGCTCCAGGCACTAACCAGATACAATCGCCAGTAATGCCTTCATACGTTCTGGCATTCGACAAAAATACCGCCAACCCTCGTGACAAACTCACGATGTTCCTAAATTCTGAACGTGATCAATCACACAACAATACGGAGGAAAACAAGCACATGTCCGAAACTGAAGCAGCTGTGAAGATGGCAACCCTCGAACGTGACCTTTCCGATAAGGAAAAAGCAATCGAGAGAATGAACACCGAGGTACAGCAGAAAGATGAAAAGGTCTCCGAACTGGAAACCGCAGTTGAAAGGCTCAACACAGAAAAGTCCGAGGTTGAAGCAAAACTCGAGCAGGCCGAAAAGCAGCTCACTGAATTCGCAAACGCAGAAGAGAACAGGCAGTGGCAGAACATCAAAGATAACTACATCCCTCCTGGCATGATTGCCGACGAATCTAAAGAGTCCAGTATGAGAGAACTCTACAACACCGACAAAGACCAGTTTTGGATGAAAGTCGCAAAAGCCAATGCCGAAAGGCCACCTGAAACACACAGGGAAGGCAACGAATTCTCAAACACTTCCGGTAACTCTGCACTTGAAAAAGAAATGAGTGACCTCGGAATCAGCATTGACGTGGAGGAATAATCATGGCAGCAGGCGATATCAAAGGCGAAGAGGCCGTAGTGATTCCGGTCACAAGCGGAGCAGCAATCGCAAAAGGACAACTCATTCACCTCGAAGCAGACGGAAAATGGGATCCTGTAGCAGATGCAGACACTGGCAAATTTGCGGTAGCAATCGGACCAGCAAGCGCAGCGGACGAAACAATCGATGCCGTGTTTTGGGGCCGGGTAGAAGTCACAGCTACAGACTCCGCAATAGACAAAGGCGCACTCGCAATGGCCGGAGCAAGCGGAAAGATTGCAGCAGCAGATTTTGTTGCAAACGCAGAAGTAGCAGGGACAGTAATGGAAGCAATACCCAGTGGCGGAACTGGCACACTATGGGTAGGGCTCGCAAGGTAAAGGAGATGATGAAACATGCCAGGAATCACAACACCACAAAACATATCAGGTTCACTTGACGCAAAAAATATCGCAATGCGAGTGATCAAGGGTAGCATAGAGATGACTGATCTTATGCCCCTCTGTCAAACAGCACAGGTGCCCGAACTAACAGCAACCATTCCGGTATACTCAATACCGGCCGGAAACGAAGACCTCGGTCCGCTTGAAGAATCTGAAATAGACGGCAGTGAATTCACAGATGTAGAATTCAGCCTGAAAAAAGACCGTGTCAAAGTAGCCGTGACTGATGAATCTCGCTACAAGAGCAGAGCAGGAGATCCACTCTCATTGCAGATTAGTGGAGCATCTGACAGACTCGCACAACTCGCAATGAAAAAGATCGTCTCCGCAGCCAACACCGATCCACAGACCTCGGCAGGAGCAGACTGGGGAGGAGACAACAATCCGCTTGCAGACATTGCAACCGCAGTAAGTGCAATCCGGCCATTCAGGGCAACAGGAATCGCAATGGGTACTGTAGCATTCGGCAACTATGTGGCAAACTCCAGCATCAATAACTTTGGAGCAGGAAACATCTCTGCATTTGAGAACGCAACCGCAGTAGTCCCGGGCTACAACATTCCAATCTACGTATCCGAGGAAATTGACGACAACATCTCTGATGAAGCAGCCGTAGTAGTCGCTCAGAATGCACCGGGGCTCGTAATGGGTATGGGTCCAGTAAAAGCCCGCCGTAAAGACCTCATGAGCGGTGGAGAAGTCTACCAGATCGATGTTTGGAGACAGGTCAAGGGCAACATCCACCAGACCGACAGCGACACCAACAAGGCTTGCTACGTACTGACAGGACTTGACACCACATAAGCGGGTTAAGTCCTAACCCTTCTTCTTTTTGAGGTAATAATATGGCGATTGACCCAGCACTCATCAAGTGGTATCAATGTACCACATGGACAGAGGGAGATACTCACGGCGGAGATATTGACACCGCAAGCGAGATAACAAGCGGTGCAGACCAGAACATTTTTGACGATGTATCAAACGCAGAGCGAGAATCCGGTGACGTAGAATACCGCAAGATTTTCATTCGCAACGAAAACGCTGATACCTGGAACGGCGTAATATCGTGGATTAGTAGCGGGCAGGATTCCAGCAACAACGATGTACACATCGGCATAGCACTTGGGACGGATGCAGGCACGAAAACAGACGAAGGCACAGGCCTTACGTATGTCCAGCCAACCGCAAAAGCAGACGGCAATGCTCTGAGTATAGGCAACCTTGCACAGAACGAATACCAGGCAATCTGGATACGCAGAACCGTGGATGCTTCCGCACTCGGCTACACCGACTTGCAGTTCGAGATATCTGCCGAATCTTCCTGAGGTGATTTCATGACCCCTTTCCACTATACAAACAACGCCGTATCCAACCTCGCATCAGATGTGAATACCGGAGATAGTACAGTCACATTAGCAGCAGGAGAAGGGGTACTATTTCCTGATTCATTTCCATACAGGGTGACGATATGGGATTATGATATACATTCATCTCCCGGTGATGATCCCAACGCTGAGATCGTGGAAGTAACCGCGAAATCCACAGATACACTCACTGTAACAAGAGGCAAAGAAGAAACACCCGACACGAGCCATCCGGCAGGAAATATGGTGGCGCTACTTATCACTGCAGGCACGTTTGAAGATCCAACTTACGGAATTAATCCCCGAATAGACTCTCATATTTCCGCTACTGATGCCCATCATGCTAAATATACCGATAGTGAAGCAATCACCGCAATAAATGGAGATACAAATCACGCTACTAATGCTTCTCATAATTACTTCAGTGGTTCTCATACTGATTTAATTAATGTCGGTGCAACAGATCATCATACCAATGCAAATGATCCTACTCCTGATGAAAAAGCAGCATTAAGTGGTGCAAATACTCCATCAAGTACCAATCCCTTTGCTACAATGGATGATGTTGGAACACTCCAGAGTATGATGCCTGTTGGATTTGAATGGGATAGGGACAGTAGTTCACCGTCATTGAGGCAAATTGATATTAATGGTAATACCATCAATCCAGATACATCATTTTTTGATAACCATGCTATATGGGGAAATATTTGGCGGTGTGTAATTGATCCTGCAACAGGTGAAGTTACTTATGGAAGCAATCCTAGAGGCGATGGACTTGACCTTACAGGTGCATCTGGTAATGTAATGGTAAGGTTGCCTGCATTTGATGTTAAATATTATGCAGATAGTAGATACATTAGGATTTGGTTATCACCTGTAAGATTGTCAGGATTTGAGAGATTCCCAAATACACGTATGAGAGGTGGAGTAGAAGTACCGGAAATGTTCATTTCTGCATATGAAGCATCAGGAATTCTGGATACCACATTCAAACTACAATCCGCTACAGGAAAACAACCTGTTACAGGCAATGTCGGTTACCCTGATTTGCCAAACTCGGGCAGATTTACGATAGATGACGCTGAATTGTATGCAAACAATATCGGTAGCGGATACGGGTGTATGAATATCTGGACAATGTCTGCAATCCGGTTATTGTTCTATACTGAAATGGGTAGTTTGGACAGTCAAACCGCACTTGGCAGGGGTGTAGTAGATTTAGATGCTGGTACTGGGTTTGCCGGCGAACTGACAGGGGCAGACTCCATAGATTCGAATGTCGGAATTAATGGTACAGGCACCGGCACAGGCTCAGATGGATATACTCCGATTGCATATCGTGGATTGGAGAACCTCTGGGGAAATGTGTGGAAATTCTGTATTGGATATACAGCAGTCGATGCAGAATACAGAATCAGCAAACGAGACGGCACGGGTGTTCTGGCAGGTGACCTTGCCGCAGGAGAATACGAAGCAAGTATCGTTACTCCCCCAACCGCTGGAGATGGGTATCAATCCGATGTAGAGACCGAAAATCTGCTTCAATATCTAATGATAGGTTCAGAGACCGCAGGCAGTAGTTCAACGTATTTGTGCGACTACTTCTATGTCCATGATGCAGGAGAAACAAACATTCTGCTCTCCGGCGGGACTTGGATTGACGGGTCGCTTGCGGGGGTCGGTTCTCTGAATTCGGCTAACGGGTCTTCGTATTCGAATCGGAGTCTCGGCGCTCGCTTCGAGTTTATCCCATGATAGGTGATTATTATGAAAGTACAATCAACAATACAACCACAGGAAATTTACATTGACAAAATTAAGAACGGGCGTGCTCGATTGCTCGTCCGCTGGAATCTGGAAACCGTCACTCGCATTGACGAGATGACCGAAGAAGAACAGACGATATACAAATACGATGAGACTGCGTTCTGGTGGACTTTCCCAAAGGAATATACAAGTACAGACGGAGTGACTGTTACAATTGATACAAAAAACAAGTTGCGAGCATACATTAATCAAAACAAAGCAGAAGTTTTGAATTTTGCTAAAGCAACGAAGATAAATGAAGAAGATTTGGATTAACTGAGCGAAAACGTATGCTAAACGGATGTGAATTGAACAGATGTACATTGAATGAGGTAACCGCAGCCGAGATTGTGCAAAAATTACTTTCTGCACTGACGGACGTGCAACTGCAAAAATCTGCAGCAGCACAATATGATGCACTACTCAAATCCAACATGTCATCATATTACAGCGCACGTGTCATGGGGGAAATACTTGCGCAGTACAGCATATCAGATAATATCCGCAGGGAAATAATAGAACTAATCTCACAAATCCACAAAGAAATAAATCTCAATTCACCAATCGACTTGGAGGAAACACAATAATGGCGGGCAAGCATTACGTAGGGGAAACAGGAACAAACATTATTATCGACACAGGCAGCGATATAGAAGGGGCTACTACATCAAAAATACTTGTCCGCAAACCCGACGGCACAAAAGTAGAGTGGGATACCAACGTATATGATGAAACAAAACTCAAATACACACTTGCAGAAGATGACCTAGACCAATCAGGCACTTACTATATGCAGGCATTGATATCCACAGGATCAGGAGAATGGCGGGGAGAAACCGACAGCATTTATATTTATCCTAACTATTCTTAAAAAAATAAGGTGGAAGTGCAACCCACCACCCTTTTAATTCTATTCTGCAAACCAGTCTGACGTGTATCAAGCCTTAGCCACATCGACTATACTTTTATATATCCTTTTGAGGCATATATATATTTATGTTCTACGTTGCGCTTTTCGGGGAATTGCTCTATCACACAATAGGGTATCGTATAGCCAAAAAGAAGAAACCTGATATACATTACAATAGTCATTACCTATCCGTTCTCATGATTGCAATGACCATCACAGCCATGTGTTATGACGCAGTATTCCCCGATTCCAGTTGGTATGCTGCACTCTTTTTTGGGCTAACTGCGAATAGTTGGGTTAATAAGATTCTAAAATTAGCGAAAATGTCATAACACATTTATATAGTCTGCAACTATATCTTATATAGGCAGGCAAATAGCCAGTCTTAACAACTATGGAGGAAAATATATGGAATTTGCTACAATTGTAGAATCCGTACTGACAGTCGGGCCCGAACTGTTGGTTTTGTTTTTTGTATTGATAGGGCTGTACAACAAGAACATATTGGTACTTGCCAAAAGGCTTGCTCGGGCGGATCCCGCAGGCAAAGCGCTCAACATTATTGACAATGCTGACGTTGATGACCTTTCTCGTACCATTATGAGAGCCAAACAGCAGATAGAAATTGCTGATGCTCGCAAGGATGGCATAACACCCGAGCAGAAAGAAGAAATCTACAAGGGCGTTGAGAACGCCATAAAAAAGAAAAGCCTGTCAAAGTAAATCCGGAAGAAGGAGTGGCGGAATGATGGACAAACTTAAAGGATTCGTAAATAAGAGCCTGGGGAAATCCGAACCGCCAGCTCCGCAACCTATCGACAAACAAAAGACTATCCGCAAGATTGAATTTGCTATCGCCAAACTGGATGGCAAGGAGAAAACGCTGAATAAGCAACTCCAGCAGACCAGGGAAGCAGCAAAGACCGCTCTCAAAAAGGGAGACGATAAGGGGTACAAATCTCATTCTCGTAGATTCCAGATGCTAAAGAAGCAACTGGATACTACAAACGGAATGCAAGAGAAGTATTCCAAGATGAAAGATACCATCGACCTTCAAGAGAACGTTTCTGAAATAATGGAAATAGGCGAGAGCCTAACCGATATTCAGAAGAATCTGGGGATAGACATTGATGAGATCGAGCAGGTTGCAGGCAATATCCGCACAAGCATGGAGGAAGTTGACAAAGCGTCAGAACTTTTCAATACCTCTATGGATGTGGCAATGTCGGGAAGCGTAGAACTCGACAATGATGAACTTCAGGATGAACTACTCGCTGAAATACAGAGCGAGCAGGGCATGAATGAGTTTGCGGATATGGATGAGGAGCTGGTTGATTGAGTGCAAACTATACCGCAATGGCAGCACGGGGCAGAGGATATGCCCATGCTGCTAAATCTTTTTGTGATAATGAAAACAGGGCTAAGGCCGTGGAGGCGTATAGAAAAAGTGCTAAATGCTTCCAAACTGCTGCACAATCAGCGCCCTCGGCGAAAGAGGCTGAATCCTGTAAGGCTATGTCGCAACACTTCGAAGCGATGGCAAGCAACTTATGCACACCTCTACGAAAGACACACACGCTCTCATCTGGCGAAGATACAGAACGTATAATTATCAATCCTACGTCAAGCAATATTAAATTTGCGGACATTGGCGGATTGGAATCTACAAAACGACAAATCCAGAACATGATTATTCATCCCTTCACACATCCTGAAATTTATGACTTTTATCAAATTAATGCCGGCGGTGGCATTCTTCTGCACGGATCTCCTGGTTGTGGCAAAACAATGATAGCAAAGGCCACAGCAGGAGAATGCGATGCAAAATTCTACAACGTTAAGACCTCGGACATTGTCAGCAGGTATGTAGGCGAGGCAGAAAAACAGATCCGTGAAGTATTCGAGCAGGCAAGACAGGAAGAAAAGGCCATAATCTTTTTTGACGAGATTGACAGTATCGCAAGCAACAGAGCAAGCGCAGAACCATTCGCAAAACGTGTTGTCAATGAACTCCTTGCACAGATGGATGGAGTTGATAGCGATTGTTCGAACATTCTCGTAATGGCAGCAACCAACATGTTTGATATTCTTGATCCTGCTCTCCTGCGACACGGCAGATTTGGCAGACACATCTACATTCCCCTGCCAGACCAGATAGGCAGGGCGGCTATCCTCAAAATCCATACAAAAAAACGACCTGTAGCAAGTGATGTGGATATAGAAGAACTAGCATTGCTGACAGAAGGGTATAGCGGAGCGGATATATCGGCATTATGTGAGAATGCAGCATACATCCCACTACAGGAAACACTACAGACAGGCAAGAGGCGCAAGATAACACATGACGATTTCATAATGGCATTAGATATGCAGGAGGAACAATGACAGCAACAGCAGACATGCTCGGCATGGTCACAGGCAACCTATACACAGTCGGTGAGGATGCAGAGGATTCTATCAGCATCAATACCTTTGACATATTGCATGAATGGGCGCAAGTACATGCAAACACAGACGGAATACAAAGCACGTTCTATGACAGGGCAGTCATCTACCTGGTGGCAGATTATGTCGAGCGAATGAAAGCATCTGCAGGCAGGGAAAGCGAGAAGATAGGAGACGTATCCTACAAGAAAGCCAACCCGATGAAAACGCAATGGAAGCAGATGTATGAAGAAATACTCCAGACAAGCAACAAATCCGCAGGGAGTCAACCATCAAGCGGAATAATGCGAGCGGATGCTACCATGCAGGGAGTGATGCCGGACAGGTCTGGCAACTACGTGCCTTATGACTCCAACGATGTGGACATAACGGGAGCAAATCTCTATGACTGATATCTCGCACATGCTCAACCAGACAATCGAGGTTGCCAAAGCAGGCAGTCGTGACAGGTACGGTGCATATTCCTACGGAGCAACAACAGAATATCCTGCAAGGATTCAGGAAAAAATAGACATGGTCAAGGATGCAGAGGGAAGAGAAGTGGTCTCTGAATCAACCGTTTACGTTGCTGCAGATATTGATTACAATGATAAGATAATCATTGACGGCGAGGAAGATATCTCTATTCTGGCAATATCTCATGTACATGATTTTGATGGCAACTTTGTGTACTGCGAGGTCAAATTATGATAGAAGGCAAGCGGGTGTTTGAGAGGAATCTCACACGGTGGGAAGATAAGGGCTGGGATGCAGCAAAGCAGGCACTTTTGGACGGTGCAAACGATATGCTCTCCAAATCTGTCAAACAATGTCCGGTTGATACTGGCACACTTCGCAGGTCTGGTACTGTCGAGAAAACCACGGATTCCAACACATCTATCGAGGTAGCAATCGGCTATAACACCAAATATGCGATATATGTCCACGAAAACCTGTCAGCAAACCATCCGAAAGGCAAAGCAAAGTTCTTGGAGGATCCTGTCAATGAGAACATGGGCAACATCGAAAAGCGAATAGTTGAAGCCATTAAAGGAGTGAGAATATGAGCGCTCCGGCCACAGACATAGCAATCTATCTGGAGAATAATGGCATAGGCAGTGCAGATGATGTCGTATATGTTTCATACATGCCGGATAATGTAGGCGCCTGTGTGGCATTGTACGATTATGCCGGGGAACCGATAGGGGTAGCGGACAATATTCAGTACCCGGCAATCCAGGTCAACGTCAGGAGTACAAACTACCAGACAGCATACCAGAAAATCACAGAAATACAAACATTACTTCATGGACTCTCAAACGAAATTATCAACGGTAGCAAGTATCTGTACATATTTGCCAGACAGTCACCGTTCCAGGCAGGCGGATATGATGACAATCGGCGGATTACTCTCAAACAGAACTACCAGATAGCCAGAACCTAATATATAAATAGTCAGGAACTATAAATACAATATAAAGGAAATATACGGAGTATATACACATGTCAAACGCAAGCGCAGCAGTCGGCACAACAATCAGTTGGAACGGCACAACCGTAAATGAAGTCACGAGTATAGGCGACCTTGATACATCCGCAGACGACATTGAGGTCACGGACTATCAGAGCACAGACGGATACAAGGAATATATCCAGGGGCTTAAGGATGGCGGAGAGGTTGAAGTCGAAGGCAATTTTTATCCATCCGATACAGGCCAGTCGAATCTAATAAGCGATTACAATGCAGGCACTTCTCGTGAGGCCATTATTACGCTTCCGGGCAGTATAGGCACATGGACTTTTGATGCCTATGTCAAGGGCTTTGCTACCCAGACACCTATTGATGGAAAGGTCGGATTCACAGCCACCCTGAAAGTCACAGGCAAGCCAGTATTCGCATGAGTAGGTGGTAATTTATGACTGCCACCAATACTCTTTACACTCGTATTCTACGAGCTAAGGATGTGATCGGGGAACTCACGGCTATCGGTGAGATGGCTACAGAGGTGGATGACCTTGAAGTGACCAACTACGATTCCGATGTGGGATATCGTGAGTACCTTCCCGGAATGGTCGATGGCGGAGAATTGGAGATCACAGGCAACCTCTATGGAGATGATGCACAGGAAGGTCTCCTGACAGATTACAATGCCGGGACTTTGCAGGACTTCATTTTTGCATTCCCGAACAGCCTTAATTCTGCGTGGGAATTCGATGCTTATGTGAAATCTTACGCTACAAGTCAGCCAATGGATGGCATAATTAGGTTCTCCGCAACTCTGAAAATATCCGGCAAGCCTACGCTCATCAAAGCGAACGGATCCGGAGGATTGACTACTCCATACTTCTCACTATCCGGCAATAATTCAGGAAGTATATCTCCATCTCCTGCAGCAAGTGGTTCTACATATCTATACTCCGCTACTGCTGATAATCTCGATACAGCCGTAACCGTCACTCCAACGGCAGCAGCAGGCACTATCTATGTGAACGGTGCAGAGACGGCAAGCGGAAGCGGAGAATCAATCACGCTTGGCGATGCTGGAACTACAACAAGAGTATATATTGTTGTAAAGGAAGCGAACAAATCTCCAAAAATATATAAAATCAATATTACGAGGGCTGAGGCATGAGTAAGACTATTCCTATTGAACTTGATAAAATGCGCAACCTGCGCTTTGACATAAACGCTATGGCGGACTTTGAAGAGGTATATGGCAAGAGCCTGATGGAACTGCTGGCAACCGGCATGATCTCCTTTTCTGGACTTCGTGCTCTTTTGTGGGCAGGTCTCAAACACGAGGATAAGCAACTCGGTGCAGCAGGCCCACAAAAAGCCGGTGAGATTGCACAGGCTTGGATTGACAAATCTAACGGAGACGTAACTCAACTCACACAAATAGTTACGGATGCACTCATCAAATCCGGGTTTGCTACAGTTGAACCGGCCGATGATCCCGACAATGCCGGAGATGGTTCGGGAAACTGCTGACTATCGATGAGATAGTCGATATGATTGCTGCAGATGCGTATGGAGTATGCGGATTAACACCGGATGAATTGTACTCCATGACTCTCAAGGAATTTGAGCAGGTCAGGAAAGCAAGACTCGATCTGGAAAGGGGTTATGATATGCAGAGGGTACAACTATCTTTCATAATGGCTTCTGCATGGGGCGATAATCCCGATCTGGATATTGAGGACTTCATGGTGTTTTCTCCGGGGAAAGAAAAGAAAGAACAAACTCCAGAAGAGCAAATGCAGTATATAGAGGGGATGAATGCAATTATCGGAGGAAAATAAATGGCAACAAAGATAGCCGATCTATATGCCAACCTGTCCTTGAAATCCACATTAAACAAGGATGTGAAACAGGCAAACGGCCAGATGGGCAAACTATCATCTACAATGGGCAGAACCACCTCACAAAGTGGTGGAATGGCTGCCAGCATGGGAATGGCAGGTGGTGCAGCAGCGAGGCTATCTGCCGTTGCCCTTCCACTTGCAGCAGGACTTACAGCAGCCGGAGCAGCCACATACAAACTCGTGACTGATGCAGGCAACATGGCTGACAAGATGCTCGACCTCCATGAGCGTACTGGACTGGCTCTGGACACTCTACAGGAGTATCAGCACGTCACATCACAGGCAGGAGTGGAATACGACCAATTCACCAAAGGGATTGAGGTATTCAACCGGAAACTAATCGAGTCCGAGCAGGGCACAGGCAGAACCGTAGATGTTCTCAAGGAACTCGGTGTAGAAGTCTATGGTGCAAACGGCCAGATGCGAAGCATGGAAGATATGCTCCCTGAGTTGCAATCATCACTTGCAGGTATGGAGGACACAACCAAGCGGAATGCCTACGCCTCTCAACTATTCGGCAGGAACACCGAGGCAATGCTGCCAATTCTCGCAATGGGTGAGGAGGGTATCCGAAAAGCCAAAGAGGAAGCCCACGAAATGGGTATGGTGCTATCGGAAGAAAACATTAACGCATCTAACAAATTCAGACAAAGCACAGAAAAACTGAAAGAACAAATGCAGGCACTTGGCACACGGGTTGCAGTAGACCTAATTCCAGTCCTTAACAAATACCTTATTCCTGCAATCAATGATTACCTAATTCCAGGATTCAAAGTGGCTGCAAAAGTAATCAAAGTATCACTTACTCCCGCAATTGCAGGACTCAAGGCAGCATTCTCGGCAATCGAACCTATAATTGAACCATTACAAAAGGCACTAATCCGGCTTTATAATACATGGGCAGACATGATAAATCGCCTGCGTCCTGTTCTTAATGCACTTGGGTATGATTTTGAAAAACTCGAACACATCTCTATGGATTCCTTCAAAAGTACAGAGGATGCAGCCAAACAGACCGCGAAAGGAACCCAGCAGGCAGCCGACCAATACGCCGCAGCAATGGAGCAGATGGCACAGGCAAGCGATGATGCCAAACCATCAATAGAAGAAGCCAGAGCAGCCAGACACAAAGAAATACTGGCCACACAAGGCGGATATTTCTCCGGTGATGGAGAGTATGTCTCTGCAAAGGAACTTGGGGTAAAGGCGACTAATCCGAAATCCACAAACATAAAGCCGGGCAGCACCCGCAGCAAATCATCGGAAATAAAATCAACAACTAATGCAGTCAATTCTATGAAATCGGCAGACAGTTCATTCCGTTCTCGCTTGATGAATCAACTAAATACTATCAATAAATCAATTAACAATTTGGAAATCATTGTCAATGTCAACGGGGCAGGTGGTGGCGGCGGATTCTCGTCAAGCACTCCATCTGAAAGGGAAGTCAAAGACAATGAAAATATAAGAGGGTTTGCTGGCATGACTGGCTATCGCAACACAATCACGGGGATATAATAATGGTGCAAATGAGAACATACCTGACGCTCGCTGGGCAACATTATGGTGATGCGTCATACGAATGGGCAGGCAATAATCATCAAAACATCCTAATAAAATCAGGAGATTCGGCAAGCGATTTGGTTGCGGTGTCTGATATTCACTATACATTACCAGAATCCAACTCTACTATTTTCTCGGAAATGTTTGTATTCCCTCAAGCTATTGATTTTGTGAGCATGGTAGACGGTACTGCAAGCGGTTCTGTCGTGGTAACTATCAAAGGAGGAGAAGGTGGGTCTGGTAGTATTTTCTATGCATACCTAACTGGCATAGAAGTGGAGGTATTTGTTATTGACTCGAGTGGAGTTGAGCGGAGTATGGTATCCTCTACTATATTTAGCGGCACAAAGAAAGTAGGATCATCTGCCAGCACATTTGGATTCTTATTTTGGGAATCTGTGGAGGACTTCAAAATATCAGTAGGCGAAAGGATCGCATTGAGAGTAGAGGCCACGGGGTATGTAGAAGATAACTCCGATTTGTACAACAGTGATTCAATTCTCGAACTATCACGCAACAGCACCGACCTTTCAGTAACTTTGCCAATGGTGTGATTATATGAAATATCTCAATTATATACACGGTAGAGGTGTAGAAGTTTTCATAGACAGTCTCCGTAAAATTCCGATAGCGCACGCAAGCGATGTGGCTGAATATGCATCAATCCAAACCGGCCAAATCAAATCCTATCCCAAGTATGTCAAGCCTACGCAATACAGCCTGACGGGCAAACTCACGACAGATGAATTGACAAAACGTAGGAAATTGGAGTATCTTAACGCCATTAATTCTGAAGTATTGCTGGTTCTCGGCAGTGAGCATGACGCAGTATATGGGAATATTACAAACGTCAAAACTAACCGCATCAAATCAGGGGTTAGTTCGGTTTCCGCAACCATCACGGCATCGGGTAGAGCCATATCTGACCTTGCCTATGAAGCCGAAGATGTGCAGGGCACGGGTGAGGTGGATGTATCTGACAGCGATGCTTCGGGTGGTACGGCCACGCAACTATCTACGCAATATGATGACGTATATACCGAGGTCACGCAATCAGACTTTGCACTTCCAGAGGGTGATTACAAGGTTTTTGTTCGGGCAAAGGATACCGCACAGGTAGCCGATGACCTGAAACTGGAAATGTACAATCAGACCGACAGTACCAGTATAGGCAGCACCACAAAGACGCTAACCGCAGACTATGCACTCTACGAATCCGGCACAATCACAGTAGCAGCCGATGACGTAGGTGATACGATCCGCATAGTAGCCGAGAAGGCGACAGGCACGACAAATACTATCAGTATAGATTTCATCGGGTTTGCGAGGGTGTAATATGAGTCTAATATCCGCTATCAATGGGCTGGTATCGGCATTCATGCCACAACAGGAAGCAGAAGCAGAGATAACCAGCAAGGAATTGAGAGGACTTCTGGAGATATACTCCACATCCGAAGCAGACATATTCCTTGCAGATAGCAGGTTCAAACTTGCTGATATACCCTCACTATCTTATTTCCTTGCCTGGAATCAGATTGACAAAAAGCAATACAAAAAAACAATATATGACTGTGATGACTTCGCCGAATCCCTAAAGGGAGATGTTAGGGATTGGGATAGCCATCTTGCGTTTGGTACTGCGTGGATCCATAGAGAAAACGGCAACCATGCCCTCAACATTACAGTCACAAAAAATAGAAAGTTAGTATTTGTCGAGCCGCAAACCGATAAAATGTCCGAGGTTAGCGGCAGGCAAATTTATTATGTTGTGTTTTGATTTTACATATTTCGGTTTCAGGAATCCTCTCCCATCCACCTGGTATTGTGACCGTGTCCACTTTGCCGTGGCGGATCATAACTCTTATCTGATCTCTACAGACATTAGTTATTTTCTCGGCTTCTGAAATTGTATAGACCGAGCCCGATACATTAATATATCTACGTTGTGTAGTATTATGTGGTGGAAATGGATGCCTCTTCGCTGCGGTATTCATTTCTTATAACTCCTTCATTTTCATGACCTTTTAGTTTCAGTACACTTGCGAAATGATATTTTATCCATAATCTATTCTGCTTAATTAATCCCCTTATGGCATATTTTCTGCCACCATGCCATCTGGGGATTATTCTATAATCAAATCGGGCTTGTAGGCATTCAACCATTCCTGCTCTGGCTGCCGGATGTGCCCCTGGATTTCCTGCAGGCTTGTACTTCATGAACTTCTCGCTTGTGCCCTCAATACCAATCATCATATAGTCGATGCTGGGATTGTCCACGGCTCTCTGACATTCCCTGAAGAACCTGTCCCGGCCATGTACCAGGGTGGAATAGAAATCGGATAGTTCCTTTCTCTCCCAGATTAGACCGGTATGGCAGTCATAGTCAGGCAGATAGCAATGATAGTCTCCTGTCTGCTGTACGCCAGTTTCCTTTTTCAGAGGCATGGATTCGCAGGGATAACCTAATTCCTCGGCAGTATAGGGTTTCTGCTCATTTGATGCTACAAAAAAGTGGAGTGGCACTCTCTCTGCCCATTTCTCAACCTTTCTCCATAGTTTGTCTCCAGTCTCACCAGCATTCCAGAGTTCCTCTATCTCGGCTGCATATTCATAATGGGATTTGGTTTTGCCCATCACGACCACCCATACACCGTAAGCATGTTGCGTATCTGGCGAATGCGGTATGCTGGCACTCTCTTGCGAAGTTCTCCGGCTGTGGCTCTCATACCTTCAAACCTCCCAATATTTCTTGCATTTCAGCATTGTGCTTTCTGATAGTATCTACTAATGCCGAAACGCTGGTTTCATTAGAAGGGTTGCGAAGTTTGTCACGAAGTATTGCTGCATCAAGGCTTTTGAACATGTTTTCAATTGAGTTGTAATATGTGGTTCTACCATTGGGATGATTGAGTGTGTATGACATTGAGTCAGCATAGCACGCAAACCCATTAACTTCTAAAAATGGGTGCCGGGGTTGTTTCTCCTTTTTATCTCCCATCAGTCATCACTCCATGTAATTGGAGATACTTCGCCCACTACTTCAGCAAGTATTTCTTGTGCTTGACATATTCTTATTTCATCAGTTCGGGATATGTCTTGCACGTTTACTTTGATTTCTGCAACCTGTCGGCAGATACAATCACAAAGCCCTTCGATATTGTCTGAGTCTGACATTAGATACCAAGCCTCAACATGCGGGCGTTTGCTTCCTCTACTAATCGGGAAGTGTCGGTATATTCAATTACTCCAAGCCCGATAAGTTCAACCAGTCCGTTGTCCGTATTGAAGGAGTAAGATTCACCGAGTACTGACTCCATTGACGGAGTGCTGTAGAGTTTCGATGCAGGTATTTCTGGATCGGTGCTGTCATTCACGTAGAATACGTTCTCTTGTTTTGCCATTGTGTGCCTCCTTAGAATTGTGCCAGATTTGCCGTTTCTGTTTTCACTTCTTTACATACTGATTTTGGAATCCATTGCTGTTCTTCGCCGACATTGAACAGGTATGCTTTCTCGGTTTCGTGTTCGATAGTTGCTTCCCTGGTTTTGATTTCCTCTTTCTCGCAGAACCAGTCTTTAATATTGAAAACTGAAAGAGGGAGGATTTCGGAATCCTCTTTTATTGTGATCCTCACAACTCCACGCCCCTTTCGCTGGAATCGTAGCATCCTCCAAGTTCACTGGGGAATGCCTCTCTCAAAGACTGGACAAGTGCAACCTTTCGTATCATTGTCGCTGGCATCTTTGCCCATGAGGATTTGCCTGTATCATACTCATGCATTGATACTTCATTCACATAAGGCACAGAGCGGTCTTTCCTGTAGACTTTAGACCATCCTCCTACTATTACCTCATCTTGTAATGTGAAAGTTCCCTCACGTCTCTCTATGTCGCCTGAAGGATTGTTCACAACTATAATTCCTGCCTGAAATCCATCGAACTGTGGATGTTCTTCGGCACGTCTGGTGAATGCATCCTTTCCCACAACCATAGTCGCATCTTTGCCACCATATTTCAGGAGGTATGCTTCTTTTGTGAATGGGTTAAGATTCCTTGCCTGGCACAGTTTGAGGAACATGTACGCTTCCTTTTCTGTGGCCTGTGGGCAAATATAGTCCTTGATATCTCCCATTGTGATTTCTGATACCTGCCTTTCCGGTAGTATCTGGTTGTTTTGTTGTATTGCAACCTCTGTATTACTTCCCTGCTTTGGTTCTGGTTCTTCTGCCGGCTGGCTTACATCGATAGTCTCCATATCAGGAGTGTACGGCTCACCTACGACACGAGCAATGGCCTTGTCCTTGGATATCTCTTCTTGTTCCATGAGGTTCATGACTTGTAACCTCTGGTCTTGTGTTAATTTTTCGATTTCTTCTGACATGTGTATCAGTCCTTAGTATATTTTGATAGAAACATTTGGGGAAACCTGCGTGATCTTCTGGAAATGCATAATTTCAGGATGGTCTGCTGCGTAGCCTTCGAGTTTCTTTGTATCCCAGGATTTCCTTTCGTAGCCCTTCCTGTATTTGATCTCCCCCAGTTCACCTTTGTAGGAGTGAGAGTAGCCGAGTGCGGTTTTTTTGAGTTGCTCTTCTTCGTATGCTATTTTATCTTCAATTGGACTTGCAATTTCCTTGCGCCGCTGCATAAGTTCTTCTATCTGTTTGTCGATGTCTGCACATGCGTCAGCAAGTTTCGCCTGTAGGCTCCGAATCGCAGACATTTTCATTTCGAAATATTCTTCTTGTTTTAATTTTTCCATACATATCATTCCTTAGATAATATCCCTACACCAACTGGATTGATGCAGGTTACGCCGGATGCGGGAGTTGAACCCACAATGTGCAGGAGTGTTTGATTGGAGGGAGTCCAACAGGAAATGATAGAATGGAGTATGCACATGTTCCCAACTCCGGCAAAAAGAAATTAAGCCTCCATTGATATTGGAGACAATTCATAAGTCGGGTCTGGTATTTGGTTGTCGCATTCCCGTTCCCACAACACAATAGCATCATGCTGTAGTTTTGCTTCCTCCGTCATAGGAGTGTATTTTCCTGGAAAACTATACAGAAGCGCATCCATCAATGGTTCGTTTTCCCAGATTAGAAAAGATCCATCTGGCCTGCTTTCCATGTAGTCTTGGTTTGGATTTGTGTATTTGTTGCTCATCTTCATCACTCGATACTACTGTGTATGATTGCATATTATATATACCTTATGCTTACTTCCAATATTGGTAATAGGAATAAGGTATATATATGTTGCAGGCATAAATGGAGAGTGGTAATTATGATTCGAGATAAAAATACAGGAAGAATTGTCAGAAGGGCGACAGATGAAGAGGTACTGCAGGCCGTAGATGACGGCTATCAAACCACGCGAGATATTTCTCAAAGGTTTGATGTTACTCAATCTGTGGCCCGCAACTATCTGTTAGATTTGCTTGACAAGGGCAAACTGGACAGACGCAGAATTGGCAACACATACGTGTACAGGAGAGTGGAAAAATGAAGATCTTGCTTATAGATGTGGACAGTAAAATTCCCAATCTGGCATTAATGAAACTGTCTGCATACTACAAAGAAAAAGGACACGATGTAGGGTTCTGTATATCTGATCCTGACAAAATCTATGCATCTGTGATATTCAGGAAAAATAAGCATCATGTAGATGGCCTTAAATTCTTTTATCCGAACGCAGAAATAGATATTGGGGGATCTGGTTATGATCTTTCAAAGAAGTTGCCTGATGAAATTGAGAACATGAAACCAGACTATAGTCTATATCCTGATATTGATTACTCAATAGGATTTGCTACAAGAGGTTGTTTCCGAAAGTGTCATTTTTGCATTGTTCCTGGAAAGGAAGGGAAGTTGAGAAGAACGCAACACCCAAAAGAGTGGCACAATCCAGAATTTGATAAAATTATGTTCCTGGATAATAATATCCTCGGTGATCGTGAATGGTTCTTTGAAATCACTGATTGGTGTATCGAACAAAAACTTAACGTCTGGTTCACACAGGGATTAGATATTAGATTGACTGATGTTGAAATAGCAGAACAATTGCTCAAAATGAGGATTTGGAAATCAATATTCTTTGCATGGGATCATATAGGAGATGAGAAAACAATCAAAGAGAAGATAGCAGTATTGGAGCAGGCAGGTTTCAGCAAATCAAAACTAAAATCCCTGGTACAATTCTATGTCTATGTTGATTCGGATCAGGAATACAATACAGGAGTGTATAGGTGCAGAGAACTCAAGAAAATGAACTGCAATCCATTTGTGATGTTCAACGTGGATCATAAGAAAAGCAAACGAATAAAGGAACTGCAAAGATGGGCTAATCGCAAGTGGGCATTCTGGAGTTGTGACATTGCAGATTATTCCAGATGTGTAGCATAACAGATTCCGACAAATAAAGGACAGATTATCATGAGGATTGCGTCACTTTTTGCAGGGATAGGGGGGTTTGATCTGGGTATTAAACAAGCAATCCCTTCTTCTGAAATAGTATTTGCATCGGAAATAGACAAAGCAGCCAGAACAATCTATCAGAACCATTTCGGGAGTGAAACATTATATGGAGACATTAAAAACATCGAAGCGGAACAAATCCCCGACATTGATATGCTCGTTGGAGGATTTCCATGCCAGCCCTTCTCACTCGCAGGGAAACGAGGAGGATTCAAAGACACACGAGGCACGCTCTTTTATGAGATTGCCCGGGTGTGTGAAGCGAAAAGACCTAAAACATTATTCCTCGAAAATGTTAAAGGCTTGCTCTCACATGACAATGGAAGGACATTCGGAAAAATACTCGTTGTCCTGGATGAATTGGGGTATGATGTCGAATGGCAGGTTCTTAACAGCAAATACTTTGGAGTCCCACAAAATAGGGAGAGGGTGTTCATTGTCGGACATCTTAGAGGATCAGGTGGAAGACAAGTATTTCCTATCAGACAAAATGAAAAAACATGTAATCAAAAAACAAGGCAAGTACACGACATTGCACGAACCTTAACAAAAAGAGGATATGCAGCATGGAACGGTTCATATGTTTTTGTACCAGATGTTGCACGTTGTCTTACAGGAGGAGGTCATTCCGGTGGCCTTCATTCTGATATGACAATAATACCGGAGAAAGAAAATATCCGGAGACTAACTCCTATAGAGTGTGAAAGATTACAGGGATTCCCAGATAACTGGACAGCAGGAGTAAGTGACACTGCACGATATAGGTGTTTGGGAAATGCTGTAACTGTTTCAGTCATACGAAGTATTGCTGAAAGACTAACCTAATCCGACAAATAAAGGACAAAGGTAGGACAGAGGAATGAAAGCAATATTGAAAAATAAAAAATATGCACGTCCGTGCCCCAGTTGTGGAAATAGCACGGTTTTTGATGTACAATCAATCCGTTCCGGTGTAGACTGTTGTGATATATATGTTGAGTGTATGGAATGCGGGTATGATCCCACAAAATGCCATCCTGGGTATCGCTATGAAGACGTGTGGGGAGATATAGATTATGGGACCACATATATGGCAATTGCTTGTTGGAACGATGCAATTGATGAATTTGGTTATGAAAATGACTCTGGATACATCATAGAGAGAACAACATGAAACGCATGATATGTTTTGTTGCGGGGCATGATTACCTTCCCATTCGGGGAGGTATGCAAATGTGCAACAGATGTGGCAAATGTAACCGATATGTGGGAGTTTCGGGAGCTGTACGGAGATTAGAGGACCTGAAAATTGAGAAAGAATATTATTTGAAATGGATAAGGAGGACAACAGAATGAGTATGAAAGAACTTGAATACCCAATATTGATGAACCCCTCTGATGAAGATGTACAGGGATTATATGACTTGCGAGACATGCTGAACACTACAATAGACCAAGTTGAATCTTCAAAATACAAGGGAGCAAAGGATTACAAAAAAATAGCAGCAGTTTGTGAAAGGTACGGAATCAAAACACAGACGTTCCTAGATATTTTTGCAGATGTTTTTCTGAGTTCAGATTCCGACAAGGAGAGGACATAAATGTGGATACTGGTAGAAGTTGATAGCCCTCAAGATGTAGGCCTAAAAGAGAAACGCAGAATATTAATCAATTGTTCTGAAGTCCATCCGGCAACCCCCCCTGTTCCAGATTGTTATACATGTATTGCGAATTCCGACAAGGAGAGGACATAACCATGGAAGATACACGCTGCCAAAGTGAAGTAATTTCCAGGGACATATTTACAGGTGAGATCGTAGAACCTTCTGTAATGGTC